GCACGCGAGTATGGACGTTAAAGCAGGCAGTAGAGACCTTCTTGTGCTCAACCACAAGGTCTTCCGTAGCAAGCAATTTAGCGAGTTGGGATTTGATTTCGTGGCGAACAGGCATTTGATTCGTTTCGTATGAAACTATGATAAAACGAAAGGTCGCCTTTCGGGCGACCCATGTGACGCTTTTTGAACTGGGCGAGTCGTGCTTTCGCTTGCCTCAGTGCTTGCGGTTTAAGTTTTCGTTTCTGTTCTTTCTTGGAATGATGTTGCCAGTTCGGGACTTGCATTATTCTTTAGCAGTTTAGACCGCCATATGAGAAAAACCTTTGACTTTTTCAAACTTTATAACACTCTCAAATCTATCTTCAAGACCAGTCTTATGGGAGATAACAAAAATGTTTGCATCTTTAATCACATAACGAATAATTTTAAGGAACTCTTCTGTTCCAAATCCATCAAGTGAACTATCAAACACCTCATCCATAATTAGAAGATTTGTATTAACTGAGTTTTTCATTCTTGCAACTTCTCTCCAAGTAAAGAGTAGTGCAAGATCAATTCTCATTTTTTCCCCTTCACTGAAAGAGGCATATGAAAAATCTTCATGAATAGGAGACTGGACGGTTTCGTTAAATTCCTCATCAAGTACGAAGTTAATGTAAAAGTCCATCATCTGGAGATAACGGTTAACTTGCTGATTTATCAGCGGTAGATACTTCTTAATGATTTTGGATTTTACTCCGCCGTCTTTGAGCAAACTATACGAAAAATCGTAATAGTTGATTGTGTCTTTTTTAGAAGCGAGTTCGTCGTATGTAGTTTTTAAGTTTTCTTTGAAGGTCTCTAACTTTTCATGTTCAGAATTTCGGTTTGCAAGGTTCTCGGTAAGAACTTGAATTTCCTTTTCAAGATTTCGGATTTGTCTCCGTAATCCATTAATCTTAATATTGTTTTGAGAAATACCATTCGTTAGTTTTGAGATCTCCTTCGATAGAGCGGTGAATTGACGCTCTCGCTCTTCTTCCTCTTTAATTGCCTCCTCTAGTTCTTTATAACCAGATTGCAACTCCTTTGCTTTATTTTGAGCGTCGTTGATTCTATTTATTCTAAAGGTCTCATCAATTTCTTGTGTGCATGTAGGACAAACCGTATTTTCTGTGAAAAACTTATGTTCTTGGGTAATGGTAGATACTTTTTGGGAAATCTTACCTTTGAGGTTTCCTAACTTACGAAGTTTTTCTGCATATCCTATTAGTTTATCTTGCTCTCGGATATGCTCGCGAAGGGGTTCTTCTATAGAAGAATTTTCTTCCATTAGATAACCAATTTCCTCAGTCAAAGACATGATAGAAATATTTTTATCTTCAATATACTTTTTCCCCCGATTTTCAAGTTCCTCGATAAAACTTTGTTGCATCTTAACTTTATCAAGAAGAGACTCTTTCTTTAACTCAAGAACTTTGATATCTTCCTTTACTTGACGAATCTTTTCCTTAATTACAATATTCATTGAAGAGAAGATCTTAATATCAAGAAGATCCTCAATCACTTCTCTTCGATGAGATGTAGAAAGTTGCATGAAAGGAACAAAAGTACTTGAACCCAAAATTACAATTTGGGTAAAAGATTTGTAATTCATTTTGAGAACATTTTGCTCCACCCATTTTTGTTGGTCTAAAGCAGATGCAAATTGATCCAATAAAATATTATTTTTATAGACCTCAAAAATGCCCGGTTTAATACCCCTCACTACCTTCCAAGAAGTATTACCAATATCAAACTCTACTTCAACTTTACAATCCTTGTCATTTACCGAGTTGATAAGTTGAGGTTTATTAATTTTGCGAAATGGTTTACCAAACAAAGAAAAAGTCAAAGCATCAAGAACTGTACTTTTTCCCGCTCCATTAGAACCTATAATAAGGTTTGTTTTATTTTTTGTAAAATCAACTTCAGTAAAAATATTTCCAGTAGAAAGAAAATTTTTCCATCTAATTTTTTTAAATAAAATCATGATGAGTGTTTGGCGGAATTACGATATCGTCTGGAGTTATAACAGTATAGTCATATCCATGCATTTCACAAGTTTTAATTATTATTTCATCTTCAATTTCAATTACATGCATTTCTGGATAGTCTTCTTCCTCCAACATCATAGCATATCTAGTTGCATCATCTTCTTCTTGAAAAAGGTAAAGAATTTGTTCTCCTTCCTCATTCATTACCGAGTATGCACCTTCACTCTCTTTGCCGTTGATAGTTAGAATAAACATTTACACCATCTCACACGCTTCCTGATACACTTCTTGAAGAAGTTTTTGAATTATAGATTTATCTAAACTTACTTCAGATTCTTCTACATATCTATTCAAAATAGAAAGAGTATCTTCGGTTTCGAACGCCTCAAACTCAATAGGTTCTTGAACATCAAAGTTTTCAATAACTTTAATTTCAGCAATATTAGAAGCGTAAAGTTTATCGACAAACTTTTCAAATTTTTTAGTATCAGTTTTTTTACGAACAACTACCTTTACAATTTTATTTTCGTATTCTCTAGAATCAAACGTTTTATAATCTGTATCTTCATAATAAATGTTATAAAACATCTTATAAGGATTATTGACTGGTTGATGGTCTAAGGTTTCTGTATCAAAAATAGTAAACCCACGAGTATCATTAAGGTCAGTCCAATAAATCTCATAAGGATTTCCTAAGTAAAAGACTGTTCCGTTGTTTGATCGAGTGTGATAGTGTCCCGAGTAGACCCTGGAGAACTTGTCAAATAGTTTGCTGTCCAAACCATGCTCCATGACGATTTGTCGATTAACTCTAAATCCTTGGAACTCAAGGTGCCCCATCGCGACTTTGCTAGTTGTCTTTTCAATAAGTTTAAAAGTTTTTTCTTCATTCTCTTGATTAATCCAAGGTATAAAAAGTAGTTTAAGTTTATCTAATAAAACTTCGGTTGGTTCCGAATATACAGTTACATTATCATACTCTCGAAGTAACAAATCCACAGCATTTACTTCATTTGTATTTTTGTAGTATGCCGTGTGATTTCCTACAATCGTATGAACATGGACTCCCATTTGTTGAAGTCGGTCATAGTAATTACTCTTAGCCCATAAAAGTGCTGAAAAATCAATACCTTTACGACTATCAAAGGTATCGCCCATATCAACGACAGTGTTAATCCCGTACTGTTCCAGCGTCGGGAAAAACACATCATTATAGAACTTTAAGAAATAGTCATGAAAAAGTTTTGAATTTTTTCTGGCACCAAAGTGCTGGTCTGTAATAATTGCGACTTTCATTCAATAGCGAAGTTTGGAATGCACTGCGTCCTTGATGCTATTATAGTCGCTGTAGTTAGAACCGTCAACACCACCATCCTCAAATACTTCAGAAAATCCAGAACGTTCAAGAATTTTATTCTTGATTTCTAGTTGACGCTTTTCTCTTTGAATGCGACGGAGAAAAGCATAGTGAATGATTTGAGTAAAATATGCAAAAGGATTTTGTGATTTTTCTGGATTGAAGTTATGAATGTATTGAACACAGTTTTCAATACCATCAGAAATCATATCTTCCTTGAACATATAGTTCACGAAGTTTGGTTTGAAAGAAAGGTGATTTGCAATCTTCAGGAAGCACTCCCCAATGTAGCGAGGAATGGGAGGTTTTGGTTTTCCTTGAATTTCGGCAATTTCTTTATCCTCACGGTATTTGATAAGTGCCGCAAGAAACTCTTTGTTATTGACGTAATGTTCTGACCTCTTTCTCTTGGTCATAACTGCTGTAGTTATCATAAGTTTTTATCATTATTATGTATAAATTATACCACTTATACAAATGCTTGACAAGGTGTTTAAAAGTATGTACAATAACCTTTGTGAGGGTTGATAAGTTATATCTTAGCTATTTTTATAAAGCTTTTCTAGTATCTCTTTAGCATCATTAACATTAGAGATATATCCCATTTTACGACTTATCTTTGATTGATTTTTTCTAGTCTTATCATATTCACGAATATAAGATTGATATAAAGATATCATTTCAATATCAAAAGACTCAGATAGCGTAAGAATGTCATCTAAATTAATAATAAACATATCTTCTGTTGTTGTTTTTAACCAAGGTTCTAGTTTATATCCAACTATACCCTTTCTTCCTTTTATTTCAGAAACAATAATAGGACTAAAAACAATTACCATAGTTCTATCATCTTCTTCTGATGCAGCAACTTTAGCGAATATTTCTTCGCCTGTTTTTAATTTAACTGTTGCATAAAAATCATCTTCTATCATTTTTCTTAAGTTGTACAGTGATTATTTCATAGTTAAAGTTTTCTTCATTGTAAATTTTAATTCTTTCTATTAGGTGATTTAAAGTATAATTTTTTCTTGAGTTATATGTACAATCATCAGAGATATCATATAGAACTGCTTTGGTTTTATTTTTTCCCTTTCTCAAAACTCTTCCGATTGATTGGAGATTACGGATTCTAGACTTTGAAGGTGAAGCAAAAATAACATTGTGTAAATTCTTAATGTTAATTCCTGTACTAAACGTTCCATATGAAGCAACAATAATCGCATTATCTTCTCTTTCTGTAATTTCTCTAACCAGTTCTCTTTCTTCAGTATCAACTCCCCCATGAATAAAAAATACTTTGCGATCACCTCGCTTAGTATTATTTATCTTGTCATAGAGTACTGCTCCATGAGATTCTACTCTTGAAAAAAGAACAAGAGTGTTTCCCTTCAAATCAAGAGCAACATTTGTAATAAACTTATTTCTTTGTTCGTGAGTGATTAAATATTGTATCTCATCCTCATAAGTTTCAAACTTTTGTGGTTTGTGTTTGAGAACAAGGCAACGAATATCTAATTGGGAGATGTGACCTTGCTGCATCAGTTCATAAGTTCTAGTCACTTTGTATGAAGGACCAAAGAGACCTTCTAGAACCCACTTATGAGTTTGAGTGCCATCTAAAGTTCCTGTGAAACCAAAACGATATTTGGCATGATGAAGTTTAGACATAATCTCAATAAGAGACTTGCTCTTAAATAGATGAGCTTCATCTCCTATAACTACTCCATAGTCTTCAAAGAATGAACGTTCCAACTTATAAACAGATTGCCAAGTTGTAATTGTGACAGGATGTTCATTTGTTTTTTCCCTACCAGAATAGATACGGTGACAGTATGAATCAGCATCCCAACCATAGTCTTGGAAATCCTTGTACATCTGCTCTACCAAAGATGTCGTTGGAACAACTAAAAGAATTTTTTGTCCTTTATCTACATAATACCTTACAAGGGAATAAATCATCAAGGATTTTCCTGAGGCAGTGGGTGATATCAATAATTTTCGGTTATGTCGCAGAGCATCGTATACTCCCTCTACTTGATACTCGCGTGGAGAATGAGAACAAATAGAAGACATGTAATCTTTTACACCTTCATGTGATATGTCCTCATTTATCTCAAAGGGCATACCGTAGAATTTGTTTTCTTTAAATTCATATGTATAGTTGTGGAGAGTTAGTTTGTCGATAATCTTATCTAACAAACCAGCGTATATCTCTCCCGTATGAGTGCTTAACAGGCGAATCTTGCCGTCCCAGTGTCTGCTTCTATACTGGGACATAAACTTTGCAGATTCAACCTCAAAAGTAAAATAAGGTTGGAGTTCGTAAAGGATATGAGATTCACAATTTAACTTGATGTAAACCTCATTCTTCTTTTCAATAATTACATCACTCATAGCATCATAATTGCTATGAATATTTATTTACCCTAAACCAGACTGAAAACGGATAAACTCAATTGCGTTTTTAATCTGGTAAGTTCTATTTTGAATCATTTTTAATATGCTTTCAATATAAGTCAACATTGTATCGTAGTAATCTATTTTGAGACATACTGTCGAAAGTTTTTCATCCGCATCCAAATATTTTTGCATAGTGTCCTTATCCCTGATTTTTTTAGGAAATGGATTTTCCACATAAACATCGGGGTCTGCTTTTCCAGAATAATACTCATATCGTTCGTGGCGAATATTTCTCTTCTGCTGCTCTGCTTTTTTTCTCAACAGAAAAATAGTATTATACAAGTCAAAGTATTTCGCGTGAAGAACTGGAATATTTGTGGATTCTGTATGAAGATTGTCCATATCAATCTTCGAATCCTTTTCCCACATCTTTTGAATACTATCTAAATCAACGCTCATAAAGGATTTCCCTTTAAATCAGTTATACTGTAGATAGTATACTTGAAAGATACCTCTGCAGTAAAGTATTGGACATCAGTATCTGTAGCATCAAACTGTAATGTAGTTAAGCTGTACGGCCAAAGATCATTAAATTTAATTTTAAAATTGGGTCTAAAAGAACTTCCTAAAACAGTAAGAGTTCCATCTGAGTATATGTTCATTGATTTTGACTCAGTATAATCTATTCTTTTCTCATCTTTTTGTAAATTATAAATCTCATTTAAACTTTCTGGATACCCAAGACCTCTAATCCATTTTTGGATTTCCATATAATTTTCTAAGTTTTCATCAACTATAAACCTTAGAGTTAAATCATCGAAAGAAATTTTATCCCCTGGAGTATCAATATCTTTTAAATATGAAGGTTGAACAGCAATGCCAAGTGTTATTGCTGGTATATTAGCGGAATTCGCAAAAAAAGTAACCTTTGGTGCTCTATTTAAAACAAATTCAAACCCAACAGGAGATAAGAAATTCCTATTTTGTATTTGATTTTGGGAAATATTTGATACTGCCATTTTTTTGTAATTATTTAGATAAAAAAAGGGTCCCTTTCGGGACCCTTCAATGAACTTATGTGAAATGAATCACATTAGGTTCTTAACAGCAACTCTTCTGTAATAGCGGTTGCTATTAACTTGAAGTCTGCCGAGACCTTGATCTAGACCCTCAGCGAATGGGTTTGCAACCATTCCGTAACGGGTCTTAAATCCGATCTTAGGCTGGAAGGTGTTCTCACCAACGGCACGAACCATTTGGAGAGGAACATATGGGCAATAGAAGATTCCGGCGTCATAAGGTGAAGAACCCTTATAACCAGCAACATAGTACTGATTACCTGGAGTGCCATTCTCCGAAGTCAGGTTAGCAGCATATGGGTCAATGTAGACGCGGAACTTGCCCATTAGAGTACCAGCAAAGGTGTTGCCGGTGTCGTCTACGGTGAGGTTAGCGTTCAGTGCAGGGGTGTAGTCAAGAACGCCTGCCATGGTTAGAGCGGAAGCAACGTCTGCAGAGCAGAGGATGATGTTGCCCTTTCCACGACGAGTTCTCTGAGCGATAGCGTTAGCATCTCTCTCAATTTGGAACAGAAGACCCTTGAACTTCTCAACTGACCAACGACCATTGGAGTCGATGTCAAGGTCGAATACGCCAGGAGTTGCAACGTTTTGAACTGCACCTTGCTCAGCAACCTTATAGATGGTTCTGATAACTTCGCGGTTGATTTCAGCAAGAATCTCAGTTGAGAGAATGTTTGCTAATTCCGCTTCAGCATTCAGACCGTGGATTGCCTTAAGGTCTTGTGCTAGCTCTAGGCTGTACTCGGCCTTGAGTGCTCTGGACTTTGCAGTAACGGTGACTTTCTCAATCGAGAATGCCATCTCGTTGAACTGATTACTTCCGCCATTGCCAAGGTTCTCGGAATCGCCAGTAACCATACCTTGACCTACATTGTAGGTTCCAGCAGGAGATGCATTGAGAACTGATGGGTTTGTTCCCGACTGTGCGGTAGTACCCATACCAGCAGCAGTGCTACCGAATCCAGCAAGAGAGGACGAAGAATTCTGTCCAGAGAATGCTGAATCTACTTCATTGTAGAAGGTTTCATCGCCACCTTGTGAAGCATAGCGTGAACGCATTGCGAAAATGAGTCCGGTAGGACCTGTCATTGGCTGAACGCCTGCAACGTCATAGGCGATCAGGTTAGGCATCGAACGACGGATCAGTGAGATCAGTACGGGATCGAAACCTGCGGTAGGACCACCAGGAGCAGCGGTTCCTGAGAAACCACCAGAACCACCAACAGCATTACCTGCGTTGGTTGGGGATTCCATTAGGTTGGAAAGATTGCCAACCTGGAATGCTTGCTCTTCTCTAAGGAATTTTTCTTGGTTTTCGAGCAGGACAGCGGTTACAGATCTACGGTGAGAATCTTTGATTGAATCAAGACCCTGATAGTCCAGTAGAGGTGCCCACTTTTCCTGCAGATGTTCTGAATGAAACATTTGCGTTTACCTTTTTACTAAAGTGTATTTTTGTGTTTGAATTATATTAAATTCAATTATTTGCCGAATGCTGAAAGAGTCTTCAGGTATGCAGCCATCGAATCAGAATAAGTTTCGGGAGCAACTAAGCCTTCAGACAGAGTTTCAGTCTTAGCAGATGGAGAAACAACTCTTGAAGGGAAATATGATTCCTTCAAAGTCTCCAGTTTTTCACGATATTCTTCTTCACTTTCAAACTCAACACTTTCGGCAAGTGAAGCGAGCTTGTCTCTCTGTGTGTCTGCAAGACCTACAGCGACTTGTTCAAAGATTCCATCAGCAACCGACTCTGCGAGACGCTTGTTAAGGGAAACATTTTTCTCGATTTGCTCGTTGAGTTTTGTCTCCATTTCATCAAGTTTTTCTACCATGCTCTCAAGCACATCATATTTATCTTCAGGGATTGATACATAATGTTCTTCAAAAAGACCCTTCATTCCTTGAAGGAATGATTCAGTCATTTCGGTCTTAAGACCTTGTTCAATGACGAGTGAATTTTCTTGCATCCACTCATCAGCAACATACTCTAAATATGCGTCTACACGCTCACTGAGTTGTGCTTTGATTTCTTCTACTTCCTCAGCAAGAGCAACTGCATACTGCTCTTCAAGAGTTTCTTGAATAGTAGAAACTTTGGAACGAAGAGCGGCTTCAAAAATTGTACGGGCTTTTTCTTGGAACTCTTCTGAGAGTTCTTCGCCTTCTAGGAGAGCATTAACATCTTCTTCGATGTCAAACTCTTCCTTCATTTTTTTCTTATCACCCTCTTCCTCATCTTCACCTTCTTCATCTTCACCTTCTTCGCCTTCACCCTCTTCGTCTTCGTCTTCTTCTTCTTTATGCTTTGCTTCTACGATTTCTTCCTCAGTATCCTCTTCGGTGTCCTCTAAGAGCTCTTCGTCTTCATCATACTCTAGCTCTTCATCTTCCTTAACCGCCTTGATTGCTTCAGCAGACTTAGCACCCTTGTTCACAACATCCTTAACTTGCTTAAGGGTTGCGCCTGGGGTTTTAAGTTTTGCAGAATCATCATCTGTGCGATAGTTGGAAGGATCAGGACCTCCAAGATCTTCCCATCCAGCAGTTTGACCTGGTGTTGAACCAGATAAATGGGGCATTGCATCCGCTGCCTTAGCATTGGCATTGACAGCGGTTCTGGATTGCTTAGTGCCTACTTCCATTTCTTGTAAATCTCCACGAGACATTTGAACTCTCCGTTTAACCTTTAGTTATAAACTATATTTATTTATAATTTAATATATTACAATGAATTTAAAAATTCATTAAAAAGAGATAATTTATAATCTTCAAGAATACCTTTATCCACTAATGTATTTATTTTGCGCTTAGTATTCTCTGCATTTTTTTCTCTTAGCATACCACCATCCCATACCCACTCTTTACCTTCCATAATTCCTTGGACAAATGCATCAGGTGCAGATGGATCTGCAACAATATCTGCTGCAGTTGCTAACATAAAATCTTCACCGACTTCTTTAAATCCTTTGCTGTTTTCTCTTAATGAACCAATACCACGAGAAGAAACGCCGAGGCAAACTCCTTCCTTAAGAAGTGACTCCGCAATTTTGCCCATTGGTGTCGAAAGAATTTGTGCCTTTCCTACAAAATTATTTCCTTCTTGAGTAAGAGAAACAATCTTGTGAGAAACTCTATCAAGATTTACAGTTGGTCCATCTGGATGACCCAACTCACCAAGAGCACGACCTTTATTTACATATTGCTCAGTATATCTTTTTACTTCACGCTCCATAATGGACATTGGATACATACGTCCATTACGATTTACACATTCTGCTTGCAAAAAGGGTCCTTGTATATAAAGTTTTTGGTTACTACCCTTTCCTTCGGTAATAACTTCTACCTTTTCGATTTCTTCTGTGATTAGTTTCATTTTTCTTAGTTGGTAAATCCTACTTTTGTTGCTTTAATTGCCGATGATGTCCAAATAACATCAGATGGAAATTTTTCTAAAAATTCTACTGAATTTCCTGGCATAGTAAAATAATTTGTTGTAGCTGCTCCAACCACAGTTGAAATCCCAACAGTGACGACACTTCCAGTATCGTTATGAAGTCTCACACAACTTGCACTTCCAATGCTTGAGGCAGCACCGGCACTGGTTCCTGTTGAAATTTCAGATTCAATTATTTTTGTTCTTTGCATTGGTATAATAAAGACTTTATTAGTTATTTATTATTATTAGTCTTCCACATAAACAAATGAAGCACTAGCCGCAGTAATATTGCTAGTAGAAGTAATTACTGCAGTTAAGAAACTGTTTGGGGGAATATGTATACCCATATCAATCAAATTAACATCGATGGTATCTCCATTGGATACATGAAAAGCAGCAATGGCAGGAGTTGATTGCGCCGGTAATGTGAACACCCCAGTAGTATCCTGTGTTGCATATAGAGACGCATTAAAATCTGTTTGTGTAGTCCATCTCAAGTAATTTGTAAGTGTCGGATTATAATACAAACTAACAATCGCAGGATTACCGGTAGTATTCACTGATCCAGTAAGTCTTGAGATAATGAGGTCTCTAGTATTAATTTTATTTTGATAAATCAGTTTGTTCTTAAGAGAAACGAGGTGATATACAGAACCAGAATTCATAGTATCAGTTCTTGTTGCTGTCACAGAAAATGGAAGACGAGTTCTTTCAACTATTCCTTCAATTGCACCAAGGAAAGATGCACCTCTACAAGTAACAACTCCAACACCATTATTCAAATTTGCTGCAATATATCCAATCTTCATTGATGGATTGTCTAAGTGTGGAGTTTCATTTTTATTTGTATAGTGCTCATGGTGGAAAAAGAACATATCCCCATTACTGGGGTTCTCCATAGCATATCTAATTTCACCAACACCCAACCAACGGAAGTTGATTTGATATACGTTTAACTTTGATGGATCTATAGTAATTCCGGAATACCCAGTTCCATCGAGTTTATCTAGATTAAAGTCCTCTTGAAATGTCCATTTCTCTGTTTGTGCAGCTCCTTCTTGAAGATGAGAATTTGTAAATGAAATGGCAGCATTACTGGTAATATTGAATGTCCCAGTTTGATTGCCAAGAGATGTTGATAAAATTCTCAGTCGGCTCTGATCATATTCTGCAATATATAAAGCCTCAAAAAGTGGCTGTCCTCTTAATCCTTGTACTAGTTGAGATAAATTGCCGGCAAGTGATCCAGAACTTAAAGTCACTGCAGTAAATGTAGTGTCATTTAAAGTAACAGTTACGACACCATTTGCTAAAGTAGTGAAGTCAAATCCATGAATATGCGCTTTACCGCCATTAGCACGAAGAACGCCAAACTTCCCATTTGTGTGTGCATATCCAATTTGAATAGCATTTTCTTGATTAAACAGTCCTGCTCTTTGAGTAAACCCTACAGGATTATTGGAAAATGATGCAGTAAATCTAGCAACTGCACCTTGTCCTGGTCGATATCTAAGAAAATTAGTACTTCTAATAACACCATAAGAGTTTGCACTTGAACCTGCACCTACAACAAATCTAGAACCACTGTATGTGGCAATTCCTGCTGCACTGAATGTGTATGTTTCAAACTCTCTTGGATTTAGTCCATAAACTGCATCACCTTGGACCTTTGGTGTTAATGGGATAGCAAGGTTTTCTCCAAATGCAGATTTGGAGCAAGCACTTTCATTTAAAATATTTCCATATTCATCGGCACGAAGATAAACCTCATGCAGAGTTCTTTCCTGATTTAGATAATCTTGTATAGATTTATTCCACTGAGCCATTTATCAATCAATCCATTCTAATTTTGATGGGTGGTATCTTTTTACGTTTTTGATATTTAAGTTCTTTTCAGAAACTGGGTAAATTTGATGAACAACTGCTCCTGGATAGTCTGTTTGTAGTTGCTCACCAAGGTCTCTTGTGGAAGGAATTCCATTCTTAGTAACTAATTCTAGTCGATATAAACCACCATTCCACATCACATCGGCAACGTATTCCTCACCAACTTGCTGTGCTTGTTCTGGTTGTGAAGTGATGTAAAGATTTCCTGTAAAATCTCCAGCAATATTAACTGATTCTGAGATAAATTGCTTGAAAGATTTCATATCATTCCTCTTCTTGTTCTTGTGTTCCAAACATACTCATAGCCACTTCTGGTCTAAATTCATCAATTTTTTCTGCTGATTTTGAAAAAAGAAGTTCTTTAATTTTATCGCTAATCTGAGAAGGAGATTCGTCAGTAGCAATCATATCAAGAAGATCATCCATTTTTAATACCTAAGTAATTTTTTCTATTTATATTTCGCCCCCCTTGGGCATTTCTGCTATTTTTCCACTTGCTTGTGTTGCAGCACCTTGAGAATCAATATTGGGTTCCATAACTGGTTGCCCCAAATCCATTTGTGAAGTTTGATCCATTGGCATTCCAGTTGTGGGGTCCACAGGAATACTAGGGTCTGGAATAACACCATCCTGAATTTCTTTTTTAATTAATTGGTCCTGTTCAACAATTTCTTCATCAGTTTGGCGAAGAATTTTTCTTCTCAAATAATCTTGGGAGAAATATTTCCCAACATAAGGTTCTGCTACTTGAACCATGTTCAACCTTTCATTCAAGAGTTCTGCATCTTTAAGTTCAGCAAAGTGGTTATCATACAAGAAGTCATATTGAATATGCTCTTGCATAATATTCCAGTCTTCTGGAGTGATAATATTTTTTAGAATAAGTTGAGTTCTCAGAATATCGTGGAACATATAAGAGAATCTTTTTCTCAGTCTAGCAACAAATTTGCTAAACTTAACTTCATCTCTTAAAATTTCTGATGATCTTCCAAGATTAAATCCCCCTTCACCATCCATTCTTGATGGAGGAACATTTAATGAACGATAAAGTTTTTTCTTGAAATACTCAATATCAGTAATTTCTCCAAGGTTCTGTCCGCCTGGAAGTGTTGAAATTTCTGTTCCTCTACCTCCTTCTCTTCTTGGGAGCCAAAAATCTTCAAGCATCGCCATAAACTTTTTATCGTCACGAATTTCTCCAGTATTTGCGTCATATACAAGTTTATTGCGATAACGCATCATAACATCGCGGAGATATTGCTCTGCCTTTACTTTTGGAAGATTTCCTACATCGATATAAAAAATTCTACGTTCAGGTGCTCTCGATAAACGATAGATTACCAAAGAATCTTCAATCATTCTTAGTTGATTGAGAGACTTAATTGCCTTGTGGAGGTATGATAGCGTTGATCCCTTATTTCTATCAACTAAACCGGATGTACAATATACGATAGAGTCTTTTGTCATCTTGATTCCAGCGGTTCCACCGAGAGACGATGGATTACTTGCTGGATATGTCAGTTTTGGATTGTAAATAAAATATTCCTCAATTTCTGGGAATTCAAAATCCATAGGATTATCACTATTAATATTCGCTAATCGATATTTGTCCTTATCGCTTTTCTTTTGCTGCCTTACATACCTCATCTTCATGGGGTCTATGTAACGCAACTCTTGAATACCAGCATGGGGATTTTTATTATCAATTATTTTGTGATAATAAATTCTTCCATCAATATACCAGTTTCTATAAATTTCGTGAGATTTTTTATCAAAATCTAAAAGAGACAAAATATATTTAAATTCTTGTCTAATTTTCTTTTTTATTCCATCACTTGCATTAAGATTTGATAGTTCGATTTCTATTGGGGAGTCGTTGGTATCAGATACTATTGCTTCATTTACAATATCTTCAATAGCACTATCGCATTCTGGATGAAGTGCCATTTCGCGATATCTTTTAATTAAGTCAAATTCTGTTCTGTAAACACCTTCAATATCTACGTATGAGCCAAAAAAACCACTACTCAAATAGTGGTCAGTTGAGTCCTCGCTATTTGGAGGAACTGGACTGACCACATTTGGAGATGATTCGTTATCCTCAATAGAAAACCCAAATAGTTTTGCCATTATGTATTACTACTAATTGATTTACCTATTTATTATTTAACTTCCGTGCCATTTTGATCAGTTGCTCCACCAGTATCTTGTGAAGATCCAGCAGACCAATACTGTACTTGGAATTCTACAGTATACTCTTCAATAGTATCTGAACTGTCATAAGATAAGTCAATTGCACTAATATTTGTTGGAAAAATCCCAAAGAACATATAAGTTCTCAATGGAGTTATGGGAGATCCTCCATTAAGATCTACATTAGAGGTTGAGTTGTCCATACTCTTGCTTCCACCTCTTCCCAATTGGTGGACAATTGCATTAGACATGTATGAATTGGGATTTGTCGCTCCAGTATTATTGTCTAATTTGCTGATGCCATTCATCCACAGTTCAAGTGCCGTTCTAATTTTAAAATCTTCGTCATTTATAACGGTAATTGTCCACGGGTCAAAAGTTCTATCTCCAGCAACCTTCAAAATTCGACCTCTAAATGGAATATCAATAGGACTTATATTTGATGCTGGAAGTGCTGCTGATTTGCATAAAAATTTAAATGTATCAGCATCCCAGTCAGCAGAACCTGCCGCAGGTGGTAAATTTGCAATGTTAACTTCAAATAGATTTGGTCTAGCGCCGCCACCTGCTAGTGCTGATTTAAAGTTTGAAATAGTTCTGAGTGTAGACATTTTTAAAAACTCCTTTTGTGATTAATTATCTAAT